ACCGTAGGCGGCGTTTCCTGAACCAGCGGTGCTCAGAAAATAAGTCAGGGTGATATTTGCTAACGTAACATTCTCCACCGTGATCGGCCCAGTATTGGTGGTGCTGATCGCAGTAACATCAAATCCACAGATGAACAGTAAATAATTAGGATTTGTCGTTGGAGGCAGTGTGACTACCAACGGGCCGGTGGTTCCAGTGGCAACAGCAGCCACGGGAACAACGCGGCTGGTGCTCTGCCAGGTCAGCATCTGCGCTGACGCCGGACCAGCTAGCAGCAGTGCCGATAACAGAGCGCAAATACGAGCAAGCTTGTTCATTGCTTTGTCTCATGCAGCCCTTCGATCACGTCCTGCAAGGCCAAATCGGTCATGATTCGCGACCCTGCTGACGAATGCGCTCGGCCATCGCAGTCACAACTTGGCGCAGCGCTTGCTCAGCGCGCAAGCCATTCCTGATCTCAGCGTCAAGCGCCAAGATGAATTCTTCAAGCTCTGTTTGCTGGAATGCCCGCCTGGGCCACATCACTCCTTCGCCTTCATCAGTAGTGCCAGCTGGCGACCAAAAGGTTCACGCTTGTCGATCACCTTAAAGCGTTTTTCTATCTCGCTCTCGAATTCCGCGCGCTCGAAGCCGGGATGACCCTCAAACGGCTCCCAGAAATCGGTAGCTATGGCAAAGCGCGCTCCTGGCCGACCATAGGATTTCATGTTATCGAGGATACGCTTCCATCCAATCGTGTGGTCCAAGCAATTCCAGCAGATCACAGTATCAGCAGCAACTGACAGCGCCAGCACAGGATATTCTGCAGGATGAACGTATACCTCGACACCATCCCACCATTTCTTCGGAGTGATCTTCTGATACTCGAGCGTCAATGGATCGATGATGGCGCATGGTGCAAACGGCGGTCGCGGGCCACAACCTATATCGACAATGAAACCTTTAGGCTTGATGAACTGCCGCACCGGAACCCACGCTTGATCAAAATCAGAATCCTTCGAGTGGCCTTTAGCCAAATTCTCTTTCCACCATTGCAGCTCGAACGGCTGATGCACATTGTGCCATGCATCCCAGGTGCGCAAATCTATCACACGCCTTTGAGCCGCCGCACCCATCGGCGCACCTTCCACCTGTTGACTATCTCACGCAACAAATTAGGCCTTTGATTTGCCATCTAAAAAGAAGCCTTCTAAAAAGGGAAGCCTCCACCACTCCGGGGGGCGGGAAAGCGGTGGAGGCCGATTGAGCGCCGTGGGAGTTGGCGACGACGCTCTTATTTGCTCGGTGTCGGCACCGGCACGGTCGGAACACCAACTACGACCCAGCCAGTATCTGGAGTCCAGCCGACCTTCCACTCGATCAGCGGCTCTCTTGGCGGGATGACGATTGGGTGCTCGGGATGAGGCAGCGGGGCGCCTCCCCAAATGCCCAATGGCGGCACTGGCGGCAACACAATTGGATGCGTTGGCACACCCGGCCCGATCGAATCCGGAGGCAGCACGATCGGATGCGTCGGATAAACTGGTGGCAACACGATCGGATGCGTCGGAACGCCAGGACCAATCGCCTCAGGCGGGATCACGATTGGGTGCGCAGGGTAAACCGGGATGTAGATTGGGTGCGCCGGAACCCCAGGTGCAATCGCATCTGGCGGGATGACAATCGGGTGAGCAGGAACGGGAGGTGGACCCCCTGGAGCAATCGGATGCGCCGGATGTCCGGGCGACGGCCAAATACCAGGAGGCGGACCGCCCGGTGCTATCGGGTGAGCAGGCCAGCCGGGAACGCCGAATCCAGGATCAACCGGACCGCCGCCGCCGAGCGGGGTAATCAAAGCTAAGAATGGCTGCATTTAGTTCTCCTTCTTTCCTTCGTCACGGTATGTGACAACTCAATCTGCCTTCAACTCTCATGGCCAAGCCGCCGCGCTCTTTGCGCTGCCTCCTGTATGAGGATCATACTCAAAGAACTCGCGCAACGTCGAAACCGGTAGTTTCCGAAGCTCCCTGACCACTTAACTCACCCATGACATATCAGAAGGATATCTATACTTGCTCGCGATCTTGTTGAACGCGCCCGTGCTGGCATCAACCTGATCCATATATTTAGACACAGGAGCCGTCTCGAATTCATCCAGATACGTCTTATTCCAAGGTGCAGCAACAAGCCGTACGTTGCCAGCCTGCCATTGCGCCGCAAACGGATCAGCACGCACCTCCTTGGATCCACTCACACGATCAGCTTCAACAGTGTAACCAGCTAACATTCGTATCGTCGATTCCGCGCTTTCTTTCCCCCCACTTCCAGGCTCCTGCTCAACATAAAACTTTGTCATCGGATACATTTCGTGATCGATCATCACAGTTTGTTTGATTACTCGCTCGCGATCGATTGCCGACCACTGCCCGCGCCGCACATCAACAACAACAAATGTGCCATCGCGCATGCGTAGCATCAACACTCCAGCTGTATATGCGCCTCCTTCACTGGTGCCAGCCTTATCCCAATAACGCGCAGCACTCATCACATCGGCGGAAGCAGGACGCTCCGGCAGCATCTCGATCTTATCTATTGGAAACATGCCACCGCCGACCAGAATCGGCGACTGCTGATACAACGCCTGCCACGAGCCCAGCGTCATCAACTTACGCCGCTGCTCAAGGAACTCGAGCGACTTCAGCTCGGGAAACAGCGGCTCGCCAGTCTTACGATGCACCTCGTCCTGCTCGGCAATTGCCGGATAGCGCGCAATCGTGACGCGATCTCCGAAATGCTCGATCAATCGGCCAGCTGGATCATCCAAGTGCCAACGCGTCATGATCATCAGCAACGCACCCTGCTCGCTGAAGCGCGAGAACACGTCGTCAGTCAGCCACATCCACACCTTGTCGCGCACCAGCAAACTGTTGGCCTCGGCACGGCCCTTGATCGGATCATCGATCACGCAGATGTCGAGCGCTTCACCCGTGATCTGACCGAGCACAGTGGAGTTGCGAAAATAACCTTCAGTACCGACAAATTCTAAAATGTCGTAATTGCGCAACGCGCCATTACTGCCCTTCGCCGCAATACGAATCTCAGGAAATATTTGTTGATAGATCGGACTGTCGAGCGCCCGCTGCATGCGCAAGTTCGCGCGTATGCTCAAACGATCGCTGAACGATGTGTAAATGAAACGCAGATTTGGATCTTGCCCGGCGCACCACGCGACGAAGTCAATCACCGTCAACGACTTGCCATGTTGCGGCGGTGATTCTAATAGCAACACAGGCCGCTTACCTGCCTTGTAGTCTTCCCAAAATCTTCGCAGCTTGCGTGCCAGCGACCGTGGAAACCAGCGCTCACGCAACACAAAGCGCGGATTCATAGTAATGCGATATTGCCAAAAATTCTCCTTAGCGGCGAGCAGCTCCCGAAGACTGTATTCTTCCACAGCCACAGGAGAATTAACGTCTTCCCTAATAACACGCTGAAGCATCTGTGCTACACAATCATCGAGCGGGTAGCATCACCTATGAAACGTTGAAGCCCCACCGGCCCCTCATGCTCTGTTGCCTGCTCACCCTTCTTCCCGATCAGACTCGATCACTGGATCATCTTCAAGATCGGATTCGATCATCGGCACCGGCAAACCTAATCGCTCCAACCGTTTGGTGTGCTCGGCCAATGTGATCTGCAGTATGACGTTATGCTGATCCACTCCATCCTTCCGCGCGTAACGCTCCGGCCGATACGCTTTTAGATAAGCGATTGCTGCTTGATCACTGCTCTTGATCGCGCGCTTGATTAGCGCAGTCTCAACCATATCGACGCCTGCCTCGACTGCATCCAACCATGCCGTAGCAAATTCCGGATCATCCTTCTTCCAGTTGTAGATTGTAGCACGCGAGATACCAGCAAGCACTGCAGCATTGTTTGGAGCATTCCCTAATGCCAGTTTTTGTAGAAAACGTTTCTTATAGGCCGGAGTTGTCTTCGGCCCATGACTGATCGTGAATTTTCGCTTCTTTTTTGCTTTTGCCATGGCGCTGCCAGAGCTGCTCACCATAGCGTGAGTCTAATTTAGTCCAAGAACAGAAAACAAATCTGGAGTCAACTACGCAATTGCGGTGCCTTCAGATCCCATTCCCTATGTCCTCCTCCACGCTTGTGGCATCAAGCAAGCTAAGATAGCATCTCCCTTGACGCGCCAGATCGCTGGTGAAACCCATGACCAAATTGCGCGCCTAGAGCCCCTGATCTCTCACGAGATTGGGGGTTCGCTTTTCTACGTCGACCTCGACGACGTTTTTGCTTTCTCACAATGCTAAAAACATCCCTTTGATCAACATCAATTGGTGTCAAAGCCCCCATCATGTTAAACAACACACGCACCCGTCCATCATCAACTACATTCTGAAAAATCGCATCGTGTCCAGAGATCAAACCAACACCGCCAACATGCACGCGCTCACCCTGAGCAAACGGCAACAACACTGGCTCTGATGGCAACACATTGCCGCGCGCACAACGTTTGATCAGCTTATCAACATCTCGCTCGCGTACCCGTGCTACCTCCTCACCAAAGCACACGATTCCTAAAACACGCCACACATCATGCAGCACGTTCCAGCACTGCTCGAACGGCACCAGCACATAACGCGGAAATGCCGGCCGCAAATTCTCCACCACCCGACCACGATATGCCCGCGTCGTGCTACGTTGAAAAATCCAATGTGAGTAACCCCAGCGAGCAAGATCGATCGAGACCAGACGCTCGGCGTTCGGAGGCGTGGTTGCTAAAGCCCAATCCGGCATGAAAGTCCCAGGGCAAGACGAAGCGTGATTCGCCTTTTAAACCCAATCAGGCCTCCTGCACAAGCCCCCCTCAGTCATTTTCCGCCTCAACCAGCATATCCACCACCTTCCCAGCAATCGTCGAAGGCGACCCGTCCTGCTCCCGCGTCATCGCGCCTCGCATCACTCCCAGCGGCACCCCAAATTGCAGCGCCAAGCTGATCAAGACTGCATTGTCACGCGTCGCCGCATCAACGTCACTACCGGCCTTCGCCCCCGTCACGAACACCTCGCCCGGCGTCCCATCCGGGTAATACCCCACCGTCACCGCAAACTCGGTATTCTGCCGCCCCCACTGCAACATGAACGTCTCAGCCCGCCGCCGATCAGGCAGCCGCCTTCGCATCACTGCAGGCTCCTCTCCATCATCTTTTCCAGATCCCTGCGCATGAACTCGATCAACGTATCCAGCGATTCGATCTTGTCCTCGGCGTGCTCATAGGATTCATTGACCGCGAAAGCAATCAACCGAGCGCATACCGTCGCGATATCCAGCATGTTCTCGCCGTCAACAAAACGCGACAACCTATGCGCCAGCTTATCCAAATTCTCATCTCGCTCATGCATCTCCAACCTCCCGCACCGCTCTTTCCAAAAATTTCCGCGCCTCATTCACGCGACCACGCTTCATCTGCGCTAGCGCCCGTTCTATCAGATCCAACAAATTAATCTTATCGTGCAGATGCCGCTCGCCTAGCTTGATTGCCGCCTCCAGAATATCCTGCTCAGCTTCACAACCTGGACACAACCGTGATGGCTCATCAGCCGGATACTTGCCGCACTCCTCGCACAACCTCCGTGTCTCATGCACCCGCGCCACTGCCGCCAGATGATCCGTCAACGTGCGAACCCATTCATGCACGATGCTCCACACCGGACTATCACGAGCTAGCTGTTCAATCTGCACTGCCAGCTCACGCAGCTCATATGCAGTCGTCAACAAAAACCAACCTTGCTCATCCCATCATCTCCTTGATCTCCACAAACACAATCCGCTCGCGCAGCCGCGTATACTCGACGTGATGCAGCCACACCTGATCCTCGGCCTCCTGCTCATTGCGCGCCAGCACCAGCGACACCCGTGGCCGCAGCCAGCTCCCCTCGAACTGCCAATGCACCTCAAAATGTCGCATCATTGTCTCCTCTCCCGACACGTGGTTGTACATTTTACCGACCACAACCAAAGGCAAGGAACCCACTGCGCGCGCGCCCCGACCTCAAGGAGGGCGGCGCGCATAGGGGTTATAGGGGATGGAAGAGCACCCATGATGGGAGCATGATGGAACGGTTGTGGAAATTCAAAAAACGCCCATTGCCATTGGCTCATTAGCTGCAACCTTTCCATCATGCTATACAACCGTTCCATCATCCGATTTTTTAGGATGGGAGGGTAGGATGGAAGGTCAAATCCCATACTATTTTACCACTCGTAAACCAACCAAAATGAGCCTGGATCGACGCTTTGAGGTGGGCCCAAACTCCTCATTTCGAATGCCTCCA